TGATGTTCTCGAGGGTGGCGTACGCCGAGCGGTTCTGAATGTTGCCGTCCGCCCGCTCCCACGCCACGTATTCGATCTGGCCGTTGTTCGCGCGCGACCACGGGTTCACCACGAGGGTGAACGGCGCCACGCGGCGGATGACGTACGCCTCCCGTAGGTCGCCCAGCGCGGCGAAGCCGCCGGCCACGCCGTCCGCGGTGACGGCGTTGCAGCCTTGGTCGATCACGACGGGGTAGCCCAGGAGCTCCCGGGTGGGCGCCTGGCCGATGCCTGACTGCGCCTGTGGCAGGACCAACGGGCGGCCGTTGTCATCCTCGAGGCGCTTGACGGCCATCCACGTCCCCTTCGACATGAGCCACTTGGCATTCTGCTCGTACTCAGGGTCCAGCGCCTCTTCGACCTGCGTCAGCTCGAGGTAGGCGATGGTGGCCTCCACGTCCAGCACGACGTCGGCCGTGAGGCCGTCGTGGAGCAGGCCGAACGGGAGTGTGGTCCCGTTGCCGTTCACCCAGTCGACGGCTTGCTTGCGCTGGATGCGCGTCCCCAGGGCGCGGGCCACCAGCGACTGGACGTCCACCTGTGAGTCCTGCATCAGCTCCACGGACACCCGCAGCGGGGTCGTGGTGCCGGCGCCGGTGGACGTGTACTTGAACGCCCCCAGCGCGACCGTGCCGAACGCCAGGTCGTCGCCATCGACGAACGCGGCCTCTTCGGCGGTGATGTCGCCCGAGTTGGCGGTGTCGTCGAGGGACGGGTACTCGAGGGCGCCGCCCTTGTCCGTGGAGAACGTGTCGACCTCCGCGGCCAGGCCACCGAATGCGGCGCGGACCTCCACCAGCTTCTGGCGGAACTCCGGGGACACGAGGTAGCCGCCCTCGGAGTCGGTGCCCACCTGCTGCGCGTTGCGCAGCTCTTGCAGGTCGGCGTTCGGGCGGCCGGTGCGCAGGTACGCCTCAAAGGCGCGGTTCAGGTCCTCGAACTCATCCGGGCGGGTGCCGCCGATGTTGACGTGCAGGTCGTTCCGCACCGGCGTGTTGTATGCGGTGTTGCGGGCCCGAATCTCGTGGTCACGGTTGGCTGTGGCCAGGTCCGCCTCGAGAGCTTCGTACTGTGTGACCTCTTCGGCCGTGAGCTGCCGCCCGGCCGCGCCGTCCACGATGGCCTGCAGCGCGGCGAGAATCTGGTCGATGTCCACTGTCACTCCCCTTTCAGGAGTAGCCGCGCCCGTGCGCGGATCATTGCACTCTGGTTGTGCCGGTCGTCCGGCCCTGTTTCGGTGGTGTCGTTTGCCACCCGGTCTGCGAGGCCGGCCTCTACGGCGGCTGCCGCGGAGTACCACGTCTCGGCTTTCATGGCGTCGCGCCACGTCGCCGTCAGGCCGCCCGCGCGGTCCGCGTAGATGCCGGCGATGGTGTCGGACAGTTCGTCCAGCAGGTCCGCCATTGCTTGCATGTCCGCGGCGTTCCCGAGCACGATTCCCGAGGCGTCGTGGATCATCATTTTGGCGGGCTTCTGCATTGCGATGGTGTCGCCGGCCATGGACACGAACGAAGCCGCTGACGCGGCCACCCCGTCCACGTACACGTCGACCGTGGCCGGGTGCTCGAGCAGCGCCGTATAGATCGCGATGCCGTCGAACACGGCGCCACCCGGACTGTTCACCCGTAGGTCAATGGCCGGCGCTGTGATGCCACGGAGCGCCTTTGTGAACGATGCCGCGGTCACGTCCTCTTCGTAGTAGTCGTCTCCGATGTACCCGTAGAGGAACACCTCCGCGCGGTCGCCGTCAGCGTTGCCGATCTTCCACCAGTCCCCGCCACGGTTCTCCGGGCTCGCGGTCATGGCCCGCCCACGGTTGGCCAGCTCGAGCAGTCGGGCCACGTTCACGTCAGCACGTCCTCTAGTGGGCGGGTGCCCGTAGTGGTGGCGGTGCGGAGCACGTCCCCGCCTTCGACGGGCGGCAGGTTGCGAATGCGCCGGGCTTCGTTCACGGTGAGTAGGCCGGCCTTCACCTGCTCTATGAGCAGCTTTATCTCATCCTCCGGGGTGGGCCGCTCAAGGCCGGCGAAGTCGAATTCTGCGAACCGTCGCGGCCCGGTCGGGCCGGGCGGGCCGGCGATCAGCCGCGACAGTCTCTGCTCGAAACGCATTGTCCACCCAAGCAGTGTGAAGCGGCCCAGTCCCCGATTCTGCTCCGCGACGCCTTGACCCCACGACGTTTGTTTCTCGGTTTGCATGAGCAGGTGCGGCGGGACCCCAGTCCAGCGGGCGACCTCTTCGATTTGGAACTGGCGGGACTGCAGGAATTGCGCATCTTCCGCGCTCATGGTCCACGGCGTAAACCGTAGCTTCCTATTGACGAACGCCACTTCCCCGGCGTTTTCCCAGCCGCCCACCTTGCGGTCCAGGCCGGCCTTTATCGTCTCGGCCTCCTCCTCGTCCACGTCCTCTTCCGTGGACACGAGGCCGGCGATGAGGGCGCCATTCCCGAACATTTTGGCGGCGGCCCGCTCCCCGGCGATAGACGTCCCCAGCGACTGCCGCGCCACCCCGAGCAGGGACAGTCCGCGCAGCCCATCCAGAGACGGTCCCATAACTTGGGTCATGGTGGCCGACGTGTATTCGCGGCGGGTGCCGTCCCCGAGGGTGGCGGCGTACACCTTCCGCCCGGTGAATCCGCCATCCGGTAGGCGTTCCCAGTCCGGCGTGACGGACAACGGGTGCAGCGGCGTGGCGCCCACGATGGCGCCGGCCCCGTTGTAGATGTGCTGCAGGTACGTGTTCCCGTGCAGCAGGCCGTGCAGCAGACACGTTTCTTTCCACTCATAGGGTGTCTGGCCATCGGCGGTGCCGGGGTCGTCCAGCCAGGTCCGCACCGGCTGCCGCTGGTCGTCGATCTGCCCGATGCTCTTGAGCGGCAGGGATGCGATGGTCCCGGCGATGAGCATGACGGCCCGCCAGAATGCGGCGATACCCAACGCCGACCGTTCGTTCACGTTCACGCCGGCGTATGTGGGTCCCGTGCCGAAGTAGCCGGCCAGCGCCGGGTCCCCTACGGAGATGACTACCTCATCGCGGGGCGCCTCCCGGCGCGTCCATGGCCATTGCACGCGGACATGATGGCACACCCGGCCGGTGTTTCACAGCACCCGCACCGGCGCGCGCGTCTTTCTTCCGCGGGCCGCCAGCGCGGCCCACACTGCGGCCTTGACGCCATCCGCGGGTGCCGTGGAGCGCAGCCGCGGACCGTCCACGCCCGGCGACACGCGCAGCGCCAGCACCTGCTCGGCCAGCTCGGCGCCGCCGTCGTGGGCCAGGACACCATCGGTCAGCAGTCGGCCCAGGTCCTCTACGGCGGCGCGGACGGTCCCCTTCTGCGGCTCTGTGCGGACGCCCGCGGCCTTCCAAGCGGGGTCGGTGCAGAGTGAGGCGCCGGCCAGCACTGGGCGGCGGAAGCCCGACAGGTCGACGGCCACGGCCGCGGTAGCGACGTCAGGGTATGTGGCGACGCTCACGACGGCCGCCCCGTCCACACGCCACGCCTGCGCGACGTTCACGCCCTCCGTATACCAATCCTCGACGGCCACAGCGTCCGGGGCGCGGCCCGCCGGGACCTCGGTGGCGAGCGCGGCCCACACCTGCTCCGACACCACAGGCTTGCCGGCCTCGCGACGCTCCCGCAGCCGCCAGATGTTCAGGTACTGCGCCTCGAATCCGCGCATCGGGTCGGGGTCGTCCAGCTCCGGGTCGTCCTCGCCGGCCAGTGCTTTCTCGTACTTCGTGGCGATCATCCGGCGCCGGTCGTCCGACCAGTACGGCGACGCGGCCCGCCACGCGGCCGGGTCCGCCGGGTCGGAGCCCGGGCGGGCGCCCCACAGCAGCAGCAGCGTCTCAGGGTCATCGGTGGTGAAGGCGTGCTGCAGCGTCGTCCGCATGAGGCTCGTGGCGCGGCGGTGCGCCGTGGACGTCAGGTGGACCTGCGCGCTACTGCGCTCGAGGGTGGCGGGCTCGAGGCCTTCCGACACAGTGTCCGGCTCGACGTCCCACCCTTCGTCCACGAAGCCCAGGCAGGCGTCGTAGCCGTACACGGCCCGCTGTGCGCGCACCAGCCAACGGTCCACCCCGCCCGGCGTTTCCACAGCTTCCTTGCCGTTGGCGCGCGACACCACCCAGCCGTTCTCTTCACACCATCGCCACGCCCCGCGCTGAATCTCGCGGCAGATCGCCACGTCGGACCCTGTGTGGATGATGACCTGTGGCTCCCCGAACATCTCCGCGTGAGCCATCCGCCACAGCGCCAGGGCGCGGATCCGAACCGACTTGCCGGCGCGGCGCGGTGTGGACTCTACGACGGACCTGTGACACAACGTGCCGTCCGCGCGGTGCTCGAGCTGCCGGGTGATCGCCAGCGCCTGCCACCAGCGCAGTGTGATCCGCTGCGTCTCCTCCATCCACGCGACGGCCTCCGCGCCGTAGGACCCCACGGCGTCCGCGGGTGGCGGGCTCATCGCCAGCGGCGGCGCAGCGTCCTCGGGCACGTCAGTGAATGGGCTCAGCCAC